CAACATGGATCAGCGCGCCTGGACCAGCTGGACGGCGTACTGGCTGGAACTCTGCCGCAAGGTGGTGAAGCCGGGCGGCGTGGCGGCGATCTTCATCGACTGGCGTCAGCTGCCCGCCCTTTATGACGCGATCCAGTGGGGCGGCTGGGTAGTCCGCGGTCTGATCCCGTGGGACAAGAAGAACGCCAGACCGCAGCCGCACCGTCCGAAGCAGCAATGCGAGTTCATCGTGTGGGCGTCTAACGGGCCGCTGGACGTCAAACGCGACGCCGAATACATGCCTGGCCTGCTGCAAGGGCTGCCGCCTTCGGCGCAGGTCCGGACGCATCAGACGGAAAAACCGCTCGACGTCATGCGCCAGCTGGTCCACATCTGCGAGAACGGCGGCAGGATCATCGACCCGTTCGCAGGAAGCGGCACCACGATATGCGCAGCGTATCTGGAAGGCTTCGGCGGGCTGGGTATCGAGCGGAACAAGTATCACGCCGAAAAGGCACAGGAAAGATTAACGAAAATCGCGGGGGGGGGGTACTGATCTATGGGCTGGCGTTTAGAAGCGTTCAAGGCTGCCATCAGTGGGCGGCCTGACCGGATGCAGCAGTTCTTCACGTCCCGCATGACGTCGCCGCCTGACCGGAACACGCAGGAGTTCCTGGCGACCTATGCCCGCAGTCCGCGGCTGTCGCCGGTGACGAAGATCGCCACCGATCTGTCGAACGTCCCCGGCAAGCTGTTCAGGGTAGCAGCCAACGGCGACAAGGACGAGATCACGGACCACCCCTTCCTGGACTTCATGGCACGCCCGAATCCGCTGCCGTTTATGACGCGCAGCGCATTGTGGAAGGTCCACGAGACCTACCTGATGATCAAGGGCGAGGGCGCAGCCATCATCGAACGCGACGCAGCGGGCTACCCCGTCGAGCTGTGGCCGATCCCGCCGCACTGGATGACCGACATCCCGCGGCTGGACTTCCCCTACTACATAATCCGCAGCCGCGACGGTCTGCAAATGACCGTCCCCATCGAAGACGTGTTTCTGGTGCGGCAGCTGAATCCGCTGGACCCCTACGGCCGCGGCCTGGGCGACGCCGAGGCGGTGGCCGACGAGATCGAGACCGACGAGTACATGGCGAAGTGGGCGAAGAAGTTCTTCTGGAACGACGCCACACCGCCCGTCCTTATGTCGGCCCCAGGCATCACGCAGGACGAATACAACCGCTTCAAGGCGGCCTGGGATGATCAGCACCGCGGCGTCGGCAACGCGCACAAGATGGGGATCATCCCCCGTGACGTCACCGTCAACAAGCTGGTGGACAGCCAGCGCGAAATGGACTTCACGCAGAGCCGCAAGGACCTGCGCGACGGAGTGAACGCCCACTTCGGCGTGCCGCCTGAAATCCTGGGCATCGTCGAGAACAGCAACAGAGCCACGGCGACCCAGGCGAAGATCATCTACGCAGAGAACGTCCTGACGCCGCGCCTGCTGGCGCGACAGGACGCCATCAACACGCAGCTGCTGCCCGCCTGGGGCGAGGACCTGCTGTGGGAGTATGACGACATCGTGCCGGAGGACACCGAGTTCCGGCTGCAAATGTCTAACGCCGGTTTGTCCGGCAGCGCCATCATGGTGGACGAATGGCGCGAGCAGAACGGCTTCGATCCGCTGCCTAACGGCGCGGGCCAGGTCCTGTTCGTGCCCTATGCTTCCATCCCGACGAAGCCGGAGGAATTGACACAGACCATGCGCGAAAGTGGCGGCCTGACGCCTTCAGAAGATCTGTTCCCCCCAAGCGGAACGCCGCCTGAAACGCTGACTGGAGCCAAGGGCGTCAGCAGACGCCGCCAGCAGATCGCGCACCGCGACCGGATGCGGGCGCTGCTGACGCAGGAACGCGCAGCGCGTCAGACGGTAAATCGCTTCTTCACGTCGCAGCTGTCGGAGATCACCGCCGCCATGGAGAGCGGCAGGAAGGACGCCAGCGAGGACTTCTGGCAGCGGATCAGCAGCGGCCAGGGCCTGACGTTCGACGTGACGGCCATCAGAGCGGCGGCCATGGACGCGCTGAATCAGCTGATCGACTGGAATCAGCAAGACGAGGCGCTTCTTCGGACGCTGAATCCCGTGTGGGAGGAAGCGTTCAACACCGGCGCGAAGTCCATCGAGCAGAACTTCGGCATCACAGCCGTGCGCGCCCCACGCCTGACGGACTACCTGCGCCAGCAGGGCCTGAAACGGGTGCGCGGCATCAACGAAACGACGCGCGACAAGATCGCCTCCGCGCTGGCGGACGGCATCGAGGCGGGCGAAAGCACCGCCCAGCTGGTGAAGCGCATCCAGCAGCACCTGCCTGATATGCAGGCAGAACGCGCCGCGGCCATTGCGACCAGCGAAGCCCACACCAGTATGCAAGCGGGCAGCTTCGCGCAGATGCAATACGGCGGCTGCACAACAAAAACGTGGATCACGGCGGGCGACGAAGACGTCAGAGACAGCCACCGCAGCCAGAACGGCGTCACCGTCCCCATCGACCAGCCCTTCCCGAACGGGCTGATGTATCCAGGCGATCCGTCCGGCTCGCCGGGCGAGATCATCAACTGCCGGTGCGATATGATCCCCGGCGATCTTTAGGAGGTGATCGAAGGTTGAAAATGAAGCGGCTGCAATTCAAGGCAGAGAACGTAACGGATCAGGGCATCTTCACCGGCCATGCTTCGGTCTTCGGCGTCGTGGACCTGGACAATGACGTCGTGGAGCCGGGCGCGTTCGCAGAATCCATCGCAACCGGCACGGCAGCGGCTGGCGTGCTGATCTTCGGGCAGCATGACGACCGCAAGGAGCCGCTGGGCAGATCGCTGGAACTGCGGGAGGACGCCGTGGGCCTGTTTGTCAAGGGCCAGATCAGTGACACCGCCATGGGCCGCGACTACCGCCAGCTGATCAAGGACGGCGTTCTTGATCAAATGTCCATCGGTTACGTCGCCCAGGAATACGACGTAGACACCAACAACGTCCGGCACCTTCGCAAAGTGGACCTGTTGGAGATCAGCATCGTAAACTATCCCGCGAACACAGAAGCAAAAATTGAAAGCTACAAAGGAGGACACACGCAAATGAAAACCGCAAAAGAGCAGACCCCCGCCACCAAGGAAGTCAAGGAAGAGACCGGAGCCGAAGGCCAGGCCGTCACCATGACCGAGGAACAGCTGGCGCAGCTGCTGGAGCAGGCCGCCGAGAGTGGCGCGACCAAGGCGCTGAAAGCTGCTGCCGACGCTGCTGACGACGAGACCAAGGACGACCCCGCCGACGACGAGACCAAGGACGACGACGGCAAGGATGATGAAGCCAAGGCTGCTGCCCCTGCCGCCAAGGAAGCCAAGGCTGCCCCCGCCCGCAGCGCCGCGCAGCGCAAGTATGCGGGCATCTACATGAACACCGGCCGCACGGATAAGGAAGAGAAGTCCGGCCTTCCTGCTGGCATTGGCTGGGTGCGCTTCCAGAAGTGCATGATGCGCGCGAACAAGGACTACGACATCGCGGCCAGCATCGCCCGCAAGGAGTACGGCGACGGCTTCCTGGAGCGCCAGATCAAGGCCATGTCCGTCACGGCCCCGACTGACGGCGGCTACCTGGTCCCCGAAGTCTACGCCAGCGAGATCATCCCTCTGCTGCGTGACAAGGCCATCATCCTGCGCCTGGGCGCGACGGAGCTGCCCATGGATCGCGGCAACATCAACATCCCGAAAATGACCAGCGGCGTCAGCGCGTCCTATGTCGGCGAGCTGCGCAAGGCTAAGGCATCCAAGGCCAAGTTCGGCAACGTCCGCATGTCCAGCAAGAAGCTGATGTGCAAGGTGCTGATCAGCAACGACCTGATCCGCTCCAACGCATACGGCGCGGACCAGCTGATCCTGAACGACGCCACCACCGCCATGGCGCTGGCGATGGATCGCGCCGCCTTCCTGGGCAAAGGCACCGAGTTTGAGCCGACGGGCCTGTTCAACATGGCTGGCATCCCGACCATCGACCTGGACGCGGCCCCCGACGAGACTACGACCGGCAAGATGCTGGCAACGCTGCTGCAGAACAACGCCGACACCAGCAAGCTGGGCTGGGCCTTCAACGGCTTTGCGTGGGAGGCGTTCTACAACGTCGTCCAGGCGGCATCCGGCCTGTACCTGTACCGCGAGCAGATGGACAGCGGCAAGCTGAACGGCCACGAGTTCGCCGTCAGCAATCAGCTGCCCAACCGCTCTGGCAGCAACCGCCCCACCGATGTGGTGCTGGGTAACTTCTCCGAGTTTATGATCGGTCGCCAGGGCAGCATGGAATCCGAAATGTTCCGCGAGGGCACCGTCACCGACGAGGACGGCAACACCATCAGCGCCGTGGATCAGGACTGCACGATCCTGCGCATCATCGACCTGCATGACTTCGGCATCCGCCACGAGGAATCCTTCGTGATCGGCAAGAACATGCAGACGCAGAAATAAGGAGGGCAAAGACATGAAGAAGAAACTGATCGCCAGCTGCCGCGTGCGCCCCTACACCAGCGGCGCGGCCATCGACCGCCAGAACTTCGGCAGCGCGGTGCTGGGCCTGAAAGTGGCGGCGGCCACCGGCTCGCCCACCGCTGCGACGCTGAAGCTGGCGCTGACGGAGAGCGACACCAGCAGCGGCACTTTCGCCGCAGTAAGCGACAAGCAGGCGCTGATCGGCGGCCTGCTGGATGCTGACGGCGCTGTCACTATGGACATCCCTGTCACGGGCAGCGAGGCGCAGATCGGCATCGACCTGACCGGCTGCAAGCGCTTCGTCAAGATCACGGGCACCGTCAGCTTCACGGGCGGCACCACCCCTGCGGCGACCGCTACCTACGCGCTCGCCCTGGGCGATCCTGCGCAGGAGCCGGTGGAGTAAGCCATGGGAACGCCTACGCTGCGCACCAATGCGCTGACCACGTTGGAAGCATTGAAGCAGCTGCTGGGCATCGACGAGACCGACACCAGCCAGGACAGCGTGCTGATCCAGCTGATCAACAGGGCGTCCGCCTCTATTGAGAACGCCCTGGGCAGGAAACTGCGCCGGAGTACCTACACGGAACGCGTGAAAGGGACCGGCAGCCAGTACCTGCTGGTGGAGAACTACCCCATCGTCGCGGTGGAGGAAATCAAGCAGGCCGGGGAGATCGTAGACCCCGGCCTGTACGACATCACCGTGCGCGGCAATGCTGGTGTGATCTACAAGGACGACGGCTGGACCTATTACGGCTTCCCCCACGGGCTGACCGGCGACGCCGTGACAGGCAGCCGGAACATCACCGTGCGCTATACGGCGGGATATATCCTGCCATGGGAAGCGACCGACGAAGCACCCGCTGATCTTCCGGCAGACCTGGAGGGGCTGGCACAGGAAATGGTGCAGTACATCTTCGGGAAGCTGGAGAGCGGCGGCAGCAGCGGCCTGAAAGCCTTCTCCATCAGCGACGTCCGCTGGGAATGGTCCGACGAAACCCCATCCAGCTGGCAGGACATCATCAATCAATACAAGCGGGTGTGGCTATGAGTTCGGTTATACGGACCCGCGACGACTGGACACCATGGTACGAGCGCACGAAGGCAGAGCTGACGCGGCTGGCAGGGGCTGAAATACATGTCGGCATCCTGGGCAGCGCCGACAGCGAACTGCTTCGCATAGCCGCCGTGCATGAGTTCGGCGCAACGATTCACCCGCGGAACGCCAAGAATCTGGCGATCCCGCTGCGGCCGGACATGAAGGGCAAAAGCCCGCGCGACGTCGAGGGCGCTTTTTTTCTGGACAACGGCGAGAATCGCTTCATCTGCCGGAAGAAGGGCAAGAAGGGCGACCAGCTGGACTTCCTGTTCCTGCTGCTGCCGTCTGTGACAATTCCGGAGCGTTCCTTCATCCGCGCCAGCTACGACGGAAACAAGGACGTGCTGGCGAAGGCGTGCGAGAACGCCGTGCGCCGCCTGATCCTGGGCGAGCTGACCGCCGATCAGGCTTGCCACAACATCGGCACCGCTGCCGTGGCAATCGTGAAGCGATACATGCGCACCGTGCAGCCACCGAAAAGCAGCCTGACGCTGGCAAGCGCGCCGGGAAAAACCGCCCCGCTGGTCCAGACCGGACGGCTGCGCGACAGTATAACCTACGAGGTGACAGGACTATGAACAGACGCTTCGGACAGCCCCGCCTACCGCGCGGCATCCTACACACCCTGACGGAGATACGCGCCCCTTCCCCGACCTACGACGCCGAAAACGGTGGACAGTGGGTACCAGGGACACCGGAGCGCATCGACTTCGAGGGCTGCGTGCTGCCTGTGTCGGAGGACGACTGGAAAACAGCCGCAGAGGGCACCTACACGGCAAACAGCCGAAAGATTTACACAAACGGCCATGCGCTGCGCATCGGCGGGCAGGTTTACGATCCGCAGGACGGCGCGACCTACACCGTGCGCGGCGATCTGGATCACGGCGTGATCCACCCGCTGCGCCGCTTCGTGGCCGACCGCAAGGGGGAGGCTGCATCGAAATGACGCAACGCGAACTGCGCAACATCATTGTCAAACAGCTGCACACATATCTGGCGGGGCCGAAGGTGGTGCTGTCGGATCAAACGGCACCGGAGGCCGACTACCCCCTGATCTACTACCAGAGCGTGCAGCAGCACATCCCAGGCGCTGCAAATATCACCACCGCCGCAGCGGACGGCGGCACGCTGACAAAATACCGGCGCGAACACGCGGAGGCCACATTCAGCTTTACCGCGTGCGGCTTTAACCGGCAAGGCAAGGACGGCCCAATCAGCGGCGACGACGAGGCACTGGAGCTGGCGGACCGCGCGCAGGGCTTCTTCCTGTTCGCTGGACGTCAGCTGCTGGCCGACCTGGGCGTCGTGGTGGTCCGCGTGGAGAACACGCAGAGCCGCAGCGCCTTCGATACCAACGAAACCGACCGGCGCTACGGCTTCGACGTGCTTTTCCGCTATGAGCGCGAAGACAAACGGGCGGTGCCTGCCATCAGCAAGCCGCCCATCACATTCACAAAGGAGGAATAACCTTGCAGGACATTATTGTTTATATCAGCCTGGACACCGCATCCAAAGAGAAGGAAACCCTTCTGCCGCTGATCCTGTCCTTTGAAGGCGCTTTTGCCTACAAGGAGTACAACAAGGCCGAGGACGTGGCGAAGGACTTCACCACCGCTTCGTCCCCCACGCTGGCGGCTGCGCAGAAGCTGTTCGACCAGATCAAGGTCGAGAACTGCCCTGGCCGCACCAAGAAGGTGGCGATCTTCGGCCTGGCGTCCGATTCTACGGCGAAGGCCACCACCGACGCGCTGGACACCCTGCGCGAGACCCACGACGACTGGTACTTCCTGATTCCTGCCGGAGCCACTGATACGATCATCACGGCGCTGTCCACCTGGGCCAGCGCGACGGTCCTGACCCTGGCGCAGCTGGAGTCCGGCATGGTGGAATCTGAGAAGCTGCTGATCGCGCAGACCAAGACCAAGTCCCTGATCACCACCGCCATGAAGGCGAACAAGCAGACCGTGATCTGCTACAATCACGACGCCGACAACACATCCATCCCCGCGGCGTGGGTGGGCCGCGTCGCCCCCAACTATCCGACCAGCGTCACCTGGAAGTGGAAGGAGCTGTTCGGCATCCCTGTCACCGACGAGAAGGGCACGGACCGTGAGGACCTGCTGGAAGGCCGCTACAACATGTATATCGAGCGCCACGGGCGCGAGTACATGAGCGAAGGCATCTGCACGGACGGCGACTTCATCGACACCGTGATCGGCCGCTGGCAGATCAAGCAGACCATGCGCAAGCGCCTGGTGAACGAACTGGTGGACACCGAGAACATCGGCTACGACGACGACGGCTTCGCGGCCATCGCTGGCGTCGTGATCGCGGCACTGGACGATGCGGTGGACAACGGCATCATTATGAAGCAGAACGGAAAGGGCTGCTACAACGTCGTGATCCCGAAGCGCGCCGACGCCACCGACGAGCAGGCCCGCAACCGCGTGATCCCGCCGATTGAATGGGAGGCCACCGTCCGCGGCGGCGTCCACGGCGTCAAAG